AGGTGTAACTCCTACCCAGCGTTTAGCCCGTCAACAAGCAATGGCAGAAGTAATTGGTGCTGATATATCTGCTGTTGAATTTAAAGACAGAGTATCTACCTCAGTAGATAGAGTTAAAATGGCTGACCCAGGAACAAAGAAAGCCTTTCAAGATTTTTATGGGATTGGTGAAGTAGACCTTGTTAAGTACTTCTTGAATCCAACTCAAACATTAGTCACCCTTAAAGAGAAAGCAACTGCTGCAGAAATTGGTGGTGCTGCAATTGGGCAGAACTTACCAGCAACTATGGCAAGCGCTGAAGAACTTGCTAGATTTGGTATTAATAGGGAACAAGCACAGGCTGGTTACTCAACCATTGCACAAGAGTTACCTACTGCTGCTAAGTTAGGTCAGATTTATAATGAAGAAGGAATTACATACGGGCAGACTGAGGCAGAGCAAGCAACCTTTAAAGGACTAGCATCTGCTAAGCGAAAGAAAGAAAGATTAGTAGAAAAAGAAACAGCATCATTCCAAGGTTCATCAGGAGTAGGTGCAGCAGGACTGTCAACTACATACTTGCGTAGAGGTTCCTCAGCAGGTCAGTTCTAAATAGATTCCCCACACGGATAGACCAGCCCCGTGGGGTGTATAAGTCTGGTAGCAAGAGCCAACCAATTTCCCCGAATTGACTTGTGGCTTGCGACTAATCAACGAATAGAAGGGTGGGTTGCTATGAGCAACAACTACTGGGAAGACGAAGACGAAGACCAAGATAACGATACACCTCTGCAAGGTGATGACTTAGTTAAAAGACTAAGAAAAGCCAAACGTGCAGATGAGAAACGTATCAAGGAACTTACTGAGCAACTTGAGGGATTGTCCAAGGTGCAGCGTGAGAGAGTCGTCAAGGAAGTCCTAGAAAAGAAGGGCGTTAATTTAAAGGCACAACGCTTAATTATGAAAGACTTAGAAGACATTAGTGAAGAGTCAGTTAATACCTGGCTTGACGAAAATGCTGATTTGTTTGGATTAAAAATTGCGGAGCCTGCTAACCCTGAACAAGAACTTAATCGAGCAGCCTTAAGGCAGCAAGATGTTCTTACTCAGAACGCATTAACCCCTGAACGTACAGAGGACTTGGAAACAAAGATATCTAATGCACAATCTGCAGATGAAATTCTTGCCATCCTCCGTGCAAATCAATAATTAATCCATAGTAATTCTAATCACCTTGGAGGTGACAAATGCCTAATGCATACACAGGAGTAGGTTCGGCCACACTTGGCGGAACCGCTGGTGGTGCAGGTCTTGTCCAACAAGCATATGACCGCTTATTGGAGTTTGCTCTCCGTTCTGAACCACTAATTCGTTCAGTCGCAGATAAAACACCTGCCCGTCAATCAATACCAGGCTCAACCGTAGTTCTACAGAAGTACGTTGACTTGGCTCAAAAGACATCTACTCTGGCAGAAACAACTGACCCAGATGCAGTAGCACTGTCAACACCAACCACAGTTTCTATTACTCTTAATGAGTATGGTAACTCTGTATTGGTAACACGTGCGTTGGAACTATTCAGCCTTGCTGATGTAGACCCAGCAATCGCAAACATTATCGCTTACAACCTAGCAGATTCAATTGACGCAGTAGCAATGGAGACATTGCGTGCTGGAACAAACATAATCTACTCAGGTAATACAGCAACTACAACAGCAACATTAACAGCAGCAGGAACAGTTGACTCAGCAGATATCCGTAAGGCTATCGCTAAGTTACGTTCTGCTAAGGCTGTAGCACGCAAGGGTTCACTATACTGGGCTGGTATCCACCCAGAAGTATCACATGACCTACGTGCAGAGTCATCATCTGGCCAAGGCTGGCTACTTCCTAACCAATACGGTTCTTCACAGGACCGCATCTGGGCTGGAGAAATTGGTAACTACGAAGGTGCATTCTATATTGAATCACCACGTCTTTACTCAGCCAAGGATGGTGCTGACCAATCAACATTAGCAACAACAGCAGTAACAGTAGCAGGAACATCAGCAGGATTTACATTCGGCGTTGCTTCCTCTTCAGTAATTGCTAGCCGTGCTGAGGTTGGAGATAAAATTTCAGGAACAGGTGTTGGTTCAGGTGCAAAAATTACTGCACTATCAACATCAGGTTCAACTACTACAATTACAGTAAGCGTAGAAAACTCCGCTGCAGTAACTGCTACAACAGTTGTAACCGTAACTCCTGTTACTCGTGTATTCCGCACAATTATTGCAGGCCAGCAAGCAATGGCACAAGCCGTTGCCGAAGAGCCACATGTAGTTATCGGACCAGTAGTTGACAAGTTAATGCGTCACCGCCCAATGGGTTGGTACGGCGTACTTGGCTTTGCACGCTACCGTGAAGAAGCACTATACCGAATCGAATCAGGTTCATCAATCGCTGCTCTTTAGTAGCAATGAGGGGTGGGGCTTACGCCCTGCCCCTCTCTTAATAAAGGACTTAAATGACTACATATGTTTTTGATACACCAATAGTTAGAGAAGGTCCAGCGGGTGGACACCGCTTGTTTTACTTTTATAAATTAAATCGTGGGATAACTATTATTCGTGATAATGGTACATATAAACAAGTACGTTATTTAGTAGATGAAGACTTACAGAATTACCAAGAGGTTTACCTTGGCGGCAGCCGTCATTTAGTTGACGAAGATACTAAGGCAAGATTAATTGCAGGCAATGTCGGAGTTACAGAGGCTAACTTTACAGCACAATAGGGGGCAGTATGGAATGCGACCACAAGAGTAAAGTTCTTGATTGGGCATATAAATTAAAAGATGGTCAAATGAATCAGTATGTATCCTTATATGGATGTACTGAGTGTGATGCTACATCACCTAAACCATTTCCAAGCAAAGAAGAAGTTTATGTAAAGGACCATAGTAATTGTCATATTGACCCTTGCTTTGGATGCAAGGCTAAAGGATTACAATTGAGCACAGGTGATGCTAATGGTAGAGCATCTATGCCAAGACGTAAGTGGGAGGGCGAACTAGAAGCCTATAGAAATGCTCGTAAGCAAGGTATCCAGCCAGCAGGAACTACTATGGCTAAGATAGTTGCAGCAGAGAAAGCATCAGAGAATTTGGGTAGGGCTTACAATGCTGAGAAGGACCCAAATGCTAAACACATAGATAAAAAAACCGCTAAAACAATCAACGAACTAGGAGCATAATATGCCAATGGTAGACGGAAAGAAGTTCCCTTACACAATGAAGGGCAAGGCTATGGCTAAGAAAGCAGCAGCCAAGAAGTCAGACAAGAAAATGACAATGAAAAAAATGACTATGAAAAAAATGGGTAAGAAGAAGTAACATGGCAATGCCAAATAAAAAACCAAAACCTAAGCCTAGTAAATTAAAAGGCGAAGCAGCAATGAAGGAATATCAAAAACAGATATCTCCTAAAGGTATGGCTAAATTTGAGGCTGATGCTAAAAAAGCAATTGAAAAAAAATATCCAGGACTGTTTATACCTGAAACTAAAATCTCACCACCTGGAGGTAGAGGTAGATAATGGCATCATCTGGTAGTTATAAACGCCATGATGGTTTTAATCCAGTTCAAATTAAAGACGGCCTAGTGGTTCGTATGGGTAAAAACGGAATCATTAGGTCTGTTCTTGGAAGGTACGGGGAGTATGGCAAAGACAGCAGCATGGCAAAGAAAAGAAGGTAAGAACCCTAAGGGTGGACTCAATGCCAAGGGCAGAGCATCCTATAAGGGTGGAACCCTCAAGGCACCTGTAAAGAGCGGGGATAACCCCCGTAGAGCCTCATTCTTGGCCCGTATGGGCGGGATGCCAGGACCTGAACGTAAGCCTGATGGTTCACCAACAAGATTATTATTATCATTACAAGCATGGGGTGCTAGTTCAAAGTCAGATGCTAAAGCCAAGGCAGCAGCAATCTCTAAAAGAAATAAAGGTAAGAAATAATGCCAGCCAAAAAAACTAAATCTAAAGTTAATGAGGCTGGTAACTACACCAAGCCTGGTATGAGAGCATCATTGTTTAAGAAAATTAAGGCTGGTTCTAAGGGCGGAGACCCAGGGGAATGGTCAGCACGTAAGGCACAACTACTTGCTGTGCAATATAAAAAGGCTGGCGGAGGATACAAGTAATGGCCCTTGCTAAGTCTCAAAAGTCTTTAAAGGATTGGACTGCACAGAAGTGGAAAACTTCTGATGGTAAACCATCTAAGGGCAAGAAAAGATATCTACCTGAGAAAGCGTGGGCTGCATTAAGTCCTACCGAAAAGGCTGCAACCAATAAGGCTAAGGCTGCGGGTAATGCAAAAGGCAAACAGTTTGTTAAACAACCAAAACCAATAGCCAAAAAAACATCTAAGTACAGATAAGGTAAATTATAGTGTCTACTCTAAATAATATGGTTGATGAAGTTCTTATTAACCTTGCTGGTTATACACTACAGCAGGATAAGTCTACACATCTTACTGCAGCATTAGCCACTACAACATCTACCATTGCTAGCCCTACAGTTCTACAACTTGCAAGTACAGACCTTGGTAAGGGTACTATTGAAATTGGCGAAGAATTACTATGGGTTGATTCCTTTGACCGTATTGCTAATACGGCAACTATATCTCCATATGGTCGTGGTTATCTAGGTACTACACCATCTACCGCTGCTGCTGGAAGCAGGGTTATTATTAGCCCAACCTTCCCACGCTACGTAGTAAAGCGTGCTATTAATGATACGGTTCGAGCATTAGGCTCATCTATCTTTGCAGTTAAGCAGACAACATTTACATATAATGCAGCAGTTAGTACCTATGAATTAGAGAATTTAAATATTAGAAATATCTTAACAATGCACTGGGAAAGCATTGGTCCATCTAAAGAATGGATTCGTGTTAAGAGATTTGACTTTGATGCACTACCAGAGATTACTACTTGGGGTGCTACGTCACAAACAGTAACTATCGGAGATATCATTACTCCTGGTAGAACTGTAAAGGTTGTATATGCAACTGAGCCAGCAGCACTATCTACTAACTCAGATGTATTTACAACAACAACTGGATTACCTGAGTCTGTTAGAGACGTGGTAATTCTTGGTGCTGCATATAGATTACTCACCTATCTTGACCCAGCCCGTGCTTCAATGGTTAGCCCACAAGCAGATGAGACAGATTCAAAGCGTCCGTTTGGTTCATCTGGAAATGCAACACGACAACTCTTTGCTCTATACACACAGCGCTTGGCCGAGGAAACAAAAGCACAACAGCAACAGTACCCAGCCCGAGTTCACTACAGCCGATAGGAACATAAATGACAACACGCAAATACTCATCCCGTTCGCAACAGACTACATTAACATCAGCCATTACTGCTGGTGCTGTTACTATGGTTGTTGGTTCTGGTACATCA